GCATCGCCCAGGACAAGCAAGCTAATCGCTTCGTGAGTGTCAGTCAGGACGGTCATACCATGTCCAGGTTGAGCGGCGGGGCTTGTGGGCGAGCCGGTGGAGGTGGAATTATTCTAGCGAGGAGGTCACCAGCCCAAACACCGACCATTGCGCCTAACTGACGGTCTGCCTCTTCGATGCCTAGAATTTTAATAGCTTCCATGAGCGCATATTTTTTATCCAGCGTTCCGCCCTTGATCCGAAACGAGTGCCGCTTGAGGCACTGAGCCTCCGGCGAATCCTGGTTACGTGGTTTATTAGTTTTTGGTTTATTCTCTTTATGGATTATTGGATTATTGGATAGGTTCGAGTTTGGTTCGAGGGTCGTTCGAGAGTCGTTCGAGCCACCGTCGAGGGTCGTTCGAGCCACCTTCGATGGCTGAGATGTGCCGTACTTGTCAACTCTGGCCTTTGCCGACATCGCGCCATACTCGGCTTGCCTCTCGTGAAACTTCTCAGCGTGTCCCCTAGCAGATGACCCGTGTTGCCAACCGAGATAGGAAGGGCTTGTGTCAACGAAGCGATTAGCACCACCAGATGCACCAGCCATGAATCCGCGCAACCATTCCCCACGTTCCTTGTCGTCAACAAGGGTATTTAGGTCAGCTGATACCTCATCCAGGTTAATTCTGACGTGGAAAATGCGCCCCATTATTTTACGGGCCTCTTATTAATCCAAGCCTCAGCTTCGCCCACGTTGGAGAAATAACGGTCAGATTCCCCGGTCCTTGATGCCTCCACTCCGACGTTCGGAGCGCCTCCGGTAGATCCTATAGCCAATTGAATAGTCCAGCCCTTGTAGGTCGTCCGGCTTTCAGCTTGTCGCTGAAGGTCGGCAGCGCGTTTAGCTGCTCTGGCGGCCTGGAGTTCTTGTGGAGTAATCATTGCCCCACCTCCAGCATCACCAAATCATGCTTCACATCCTGGGCATGGTAAGCCGCCTCTTCAAGATCACGCACCCTCCAAATCAACTTCTCAGCCGCAGCCAAATACCCAATCGCGTGCGAGTGTTGCCCGTACAGCTCGGCCCGATCTGCGTCCAGCAATAGTGCCTTTATTTGAGCTTTAAGTGATGCGACATCCATCGTCTGCCTCGGTAAACAATTACCCGGATAGGTCTACACAGGTAGAACGCCCCAGCTACAAGGCACTGTGTAGACCAATCCGGGTAGGATTGGTGTAGCGGTGATTCATCAGAGCGGGTTCTACGCCGTTGGTCCCTGATCCGTGCAAATCTAACGACCAAAACATCATGTCAACAGCGTTTTATTTCAGACTGCATTGACAAAAAGTGTCAGTCGTCAAGCAATCCTTGACTACTTCCGCCAATCCCTTACAACCTCAACCCCAATCGCAACAGCAGTGATAATTAAACAGATCAGCAGCACCCAAGCCCAGAAGCCGGATTGGCCCTGATGCGCGACGGTGGCGGTTGCGGAGGCGAGGAGGGAAATCATGGCTTACTCCCAATGGCATACGCGCCGGTTACGAAACCGATCAGCCAGTTGTAACCAGTAACGCTAGGCGGACCCAAATCGAAAGATGCGGCAGTAAATTCCATTCCAGTGACGACCGCCAAAGCCACCAAGGAGATGATGTAAAATTCAGTACGCTTCATGATTTAACCGGCCTCTCCCGCAGCGTGGTGCGCCAGTCGGTGCCTGGGGCGACGGAGCAGCAACCCAATCTTATATTAGTGACAGCTCGATCGCTTCCCCAAGATAGAAGCCTGGGCTTTGGCTCCACATTCGCACAGTAGAATCGTCCATCGCCATCCATCGCCACCCAATCAAACCCCTCCGGCACCTTGTCCCAGTCGATGGTGACGGGGTCGGTGGGTTGGGGGTTCGTGTCTAAAAGTTTGCTTACCTCATCATAAATATAATCACCAGCAGGGCAGCGCTTTTCTGCAAATTCTCTGATGCGCTCCAACAACTCACGCGGGACGGAAACGTTATCCACGGGGAACCTCCCCCGCGTCGCCGCGCTGCTGTTCGGTGGCGTCGGGCTCATGCGTTTTTGTAATTTGTCCGATGGCATCGGCGCAATAATGCGATGCGTCTATGTATTTGATAACATATTCGGACTGCTCACGTAGCATGCGCTCGATTAATTTGCTGATAACATCATCGGCAGCAAGGCTGCAAATGGAGATTTTGTCGCCGTTCTGCTTGATGAAAATTGATACTGCGATCATTTCGCGGCCTCCCCCGCGTCGTCGCGCTGCTGTTCGGTGGCGTCCACCAAAACGCAGATCCTACGGAATAGGTCGATGTGCTGTGCGTTCGCCAGCGGAACATGACCGTATAATCTGGTCTTAACTTCGCCCAGCAATTCCACGGCCTTCACCAACCGCCTCCGCAGGTCGTCGCGCTCGGCTGTTATATTTTTTATTGCATCCCGATACCCGTCGCGAGCACCAGATTGCGCTTCCTTGGCGACTACGAGCGCATCGCGGCACTCTTGTAATCCGGCTTTGAGTTGATCGCGCTCAGCCTGTGCCGCAGCGAGCTGAGCGCGGAGGTCAGCTATCTCAATCTCCTTCTTCGTATTGCTAGCCGTCGCTACCGACATGGTAATTTCGTGTAAACTTTCTAGACCAGATAGCGCCGTTCTTTTTTCGGCAAGCTGGGCGCGGAGGTCGGCTATCTCGGCCTCTAGGCGCTTAAACTCAATCTGGGCCTCAGACATCACGGCATGTCCAGGTCCAGAAAAAATACGAGTCATGCCGTGGGTCACTATTGATAGCTCCCCACCGCCCTGCGTCTGGCCGGATGCTGCGATGGAGGATTCCTTGATGCGGAGGTCGGCAAGAACCTGATGTGCATGCGAAAGCTCAAGCTCCGCCTCCATGCAGCGCGTATCCAACTGGCGGATTATGGCGTGTAGTTCGTTCTCGGATTGAGGAGGCTGGGCAGATGCGGAGATGGCGGCTCTGATGTCATTGGGAGACTTACCGTCGCGTGCATACTGTATGTATGCAGCTATGTTAAGCTCCTCTTTCGTGCCACCTTCGCACATAAACTCGATGTCGCGCAGTATGTTTGCTAGATGTTGTTTCTGAATAATGTCACCAGCCTTCGCATCTTTCGGTATCGGGCAAACCGGCTTATCTTTGTTTTTCATAATCTTTCCTTAAAGGGTTGGTTTAAACTTTCGCCGCGCTAGTGAGCATCCATATTCCGGAATCGTCTTGGCGGACTAGCCCAGCTGACTTGAGCTTGTTTAGCTCGTCTTGCACCAGGCCTTCAAGCGCCAATTCTTTCCCTGGCATTACGTCAGTGAGATTGCAGGCGGAGTATGTGAGGTGCTTCACAGACTGGGGGCTGTATCTAAGGCGTGCTAAGATAACTGTGCGGATGTCGGTCATAGTTACACCACCTTGCCATTACGTATTTCACAGAAGGTGAATTGATTGCCGTATAGAGATAGAAAGAGCTTTTTTTTAATCTCGTAAACAGGTGTTTTAAAGCCCTTGACGTCCTCGACTATCCAATCTCCGTCAAGCCTGTACTGAAAGTCAGCTACATATTCAATAGCCCTGTAATTCTTTCCGCGACATGTAAACTTATCTAAAAGCTTGAATCTAGGCTGTGTCATTAACCCCCAGATATGACCGGATTTCTCCAGCATCCGCAGAGTTGCATACCGCTGCGCCTCGGCCTTACTGCTGAACTTGATGTCGCCTACCGTGGTGGGCTTTGCTTTGTACTTATGCATTAGATCCTCCCCAATTCCCGCAACTTGCGTTCAACGCGGTGCATCTCGTCATCCGGCAGCAAACTGCGAACATAGGTCGGCACGGTGTCCTTGGTAAGCCACTTGGACAAGAGCGGATCAAAGTAGGTAAACTGCCCGTTGCGGTGGATGGACACGCATGGTCGGCAGGTTTTACCTTGGACTAGGACGGTGTTGGTCATTTGTGTACCTGCTTGCTCTTTGGAATCAGGTCATTCTTGCAGAACTTCTTAAACTTGGCCTGACGTGCGCACTCGCTCTCGAACTGAATGACAATCCCTTCCGGGTCCATAAAGCCTGGGACCAAGACGGATCCGGCAGACGAGAGCATGTCAACCATGGAATCAAATAGGCCGGGGTTCCAGGTGCCCTGATAAAGAACCGGCACCTTCTGAACGATCGGTATCAGGTCATCGCGCCACCATTCAAAGCTGGCGAATCGCCTCTCGGTTAATCCGTATCGGCGTTGAATGCCTGAGCCGTACCATTCCCCGTAATGATAGCCGGGGCCGAGCTTGACCAACTCTGAGGCATGTTCAGCAACCCAGCGAGCGAAGCCAAAGTTGTCCTTCTCGGGGGTAATCCAGCCATTGCGTGCGCCAGCGGTGACAACGCCGTCATCAGAGACGTGTATCAGGCCGTTGGTGCCGTCGATCTTTTCGGTGATGGTAATTGTCTCCGAGCTTAGGCGCTGGATTGAGGGGAAGGAGGGGTAGGTAGGAGTGGAGTCAGGCATGTAAGGGGTCCTTGCAGGATGCATGGACCATACGCATGGTCTAGCCATGTCAACAGACAACCTTGCGCTTGGTCAGAGTTGATATAGCATACACGACATGAAGAAAATCTACACCGCATCAGAAATGGCCGCACTGCGATGGGCAAAGACTACACCTGAGGAGCGAATTGCACATAGCAAGAAAATGACAAAAGCTCTGAAATTAGCGAGGGAAAAGCGCGGTAAGTAGAAACTTGTTGACCATGCGCATGGTGTTGCTATGTTCCGCCCATCACCCACCCAAGGCCAGCAAATGACCGACACCTCCCAATCCTTGCCGAACGAAATCAGAAACCGATACACCAACTCGGTGATCTATAAATCGAACACGGCCAAGACCATCAAAGATACGCTGGTAGAGGCGGTGGAGTCTGGCGCGAACCTGGGCGACGCGTACCTGGGCGACGCGTACCTGCGCGGCGCGAACCTGCGCGACGCGAACCTGCGCGGCGCGTACCTGGGCGGCGCGTACCTGGGCGGCGCGAACCTGGGCGGCGCGAACCTGGGCGGCGCGAACCTGCGCGGCGCGAACCTGGGCGGCGCGTACCTGGGCGACGCGTACCTGGGCGACGCGAACCTGCGCGGCGCGAACCTGCGCGGCGCGAACCTGCGCGGCGCGAACCTGGGCGACGCGTACCTGGGCGGCGCGAACCTGGGCGGCGCGAACCTGGGCGGCGCGAACCTGGGCGATGACGGCAAAATCCTATCCACCGCCTCAGTCCAGTTCACCGGACACGGCGTCTGCGGTCGCAATCTGCTGGCCGTACAGGCCGAGAAGACGACGCGCATCTTCTGCGGCTGCTTCAATGGCACGCCAGACGAACTACGTGCATGGATTGATTGCAATGAAGCCATCTACCGCAAAACGCGAACCCTGGCGCTAGACACCGCCCTAATGCTTTTGTCGGTGGAGAATGACACCGCAGAAGACTTAGAAAAGGCAAAGGAGGCCGCGCAGGTAGTTATCAGTAAGACAAAAGCCAAGCGCAAATCGGCGGTCAAAAAGATGGCAAAGAAGGCCACTAAGAAGCGGAAGGGCTAATTATGACCACCTCCGAACTCGACCAACGCACCGAAGCCCTAAACGCCGCCACCGCCCTCTTCACCGAGGACCATAGCCTAGTCGAAGCGTTAAAGGCGTTGCAGTCCGGCAAGTGGACTTTCACGCCCGACAAGGCATACGGCTCGCTTGCCCCGGCGCTCGACACCACGGAACACCTTTCCGACCTGGCAGACGAGGCGTGGGACGTGTCGGTTAAGTGCAACAGCGCTGGACTCACTGCACTGGCCGGTCTCGCCGAGCGTCTGGACCAGTCGATCCGCAAGGTGCTGGTCGATCCCCGGACTGTGCGCGATTCGCTGGCTGGCTTCTCGGTGCTGACCACCGATGCCCGCAAAACGCTGGACGCCGAGGAGGACAACCTTCAGGCGATGGTTAATCAGGCTATGCCGTTTGGAGCTGTGGCATGAAAATCGACTACTCCGACGACTCCACCCTGATCATGGCCCTAGAAGACGACCACGACCACCTCCGCGACCACTGCGAACGCGTCGCAATTGAGCGTGAGGCGAAGAAGGAATGCGAGCCAACGCCGATTCTGAGTATGCATGCAGCGCCAACCCTGAACTGGGATCTCATCATCGACTGGTGCCTACTGCTTATCGTCACCGTTTCGTTCATCCTGACCATGATGTTGTGCGGTATATGCATCCAGGCGTGGCTTGAACTGGAAGGTTCCGGCCTGATCGCGTGTGGCGTCTGTGCGGTGCTGAGTGCTGCCGTATGTGGCGTGGCTGGGTGGGTTACGGTTAAGCGCATAACTTAAATAAACAATGCCCGAATGGGCGGAAGGAATCACATGGACAAATCTCAATCAATCGGCGCTCTCGCCACTGCCGTGCTCAAAGCGCGAACTTCATTCAAGCCTGCAATTAAGGACGCAAACAACCCGTTTTTCAAAAGTAAGTACCTGACCCTCGAGGGATGCTATGAGGCCATCGATGTCGCCATGGCCGCCAATGGTCTGGTTGTGATTCAATCCACCGATGTGGGGGATCATGGCCCGGTGCTGGTCAGTACTCTGATGCACACTTCTGGAGAATGGATCAGCGGAAGCTACCCACTCAAGCCGGTCAAGGATGACCCGCAGGGAATGGGCAGCGCCATGACGTACGCCCGCCGTTATGCGCTTATGGCAATGGTTGGCCTAGCTGCTGAAGACGACGACGGCAACGCAGCATCTCGGAAGGTTGCCAAGGTAGCCAGCGCTACTGGCGAAGTGGTTACTAAAATCCCTAAATGGTCGCCGGAACAACTCAAGGAAGTTGGTGGATATTTCGCTGAGGTCATCAGGATTGGCGGGGAAACCGGAGAGGCTGAAGTTAAGAAGCTACGGGCTGATATGAAATACGACCAACCATCATCTGTTATTGACGCTGCGGCAGTGCTTGCCCGCAAGTGGCTTGACATTGAATCACAAGGAAACGGCTAATGCCAACTCTCGCATCCTGTTCGATCATCGGACACCTTTACGAAGCTCCTAAGAAAATCGGAACCGGGGAACGAACTGGGGCCTCTTTTCGGTTTTACACTACCGATCGCGTCAAGGGGGATGATGGGGAGTACGGTAAGCAATTCACTTCTCATTCAGGAGTTATTTGGGGCAAGGAAGCGGAATGGCTGATCCGTGACGGAAAGAAAGGGTCGTTGATCGCCTGCGCTGGAACCTTCCGTGTGCGCAAGTGGGAGAAGGACGGTAGGGCTGGGGCCGGTACTGACATTCAATGCCAGTCGGCTAAGATCCTGAACCGTGAGGAAGAGGATCAGGCCGAGAAGCCAGCGCCTGCCCGGGCGCGTCCGGTTGCCCCGGCTGCTGGCGGTGAAGACGAGCCACCCTTTTAGGGGGTGGCCATGTATAACTCTTATCGTCGCCAGTTGCGGCGGGAGGTGGCGTCATTATGAATAAAAAAATTATCAAACGATTTGACGCGAAGAGAGATATTTTACTGCAAGTGTTTAAGTCCAAACATCCAAAGGACTACAAGGAAATTGTTGTAGAACTTGTGAAGGCAATAACCAGTGATGATGATTATGATGAAGATGGGCTAAATCCGGACCCAGAAAGAATAACCGTCGTAGATCATGGCGATTACCAGGGCTCTCTATTGTTTATTATAGCAGCAAAGGGGTATCAGCCTTCTAATTATTGGGCAACAGAATGTAATTATGGCTCATGTTCTGGGTGCGATACGTTGCAATCTATTTGCAATTACGACGATTGTCAGCCATCAGATGAACAGGCAAATGATTATTTAACTTTGTCCTTACATTTGGCTCAAAAAATGACTAAGTTATTTGAAGACCAATCATCAAAAGAAGCCCCATGACCCTAACCCCCACCCAACTACAATCCTACGCCAACAACCAATCCCCGGTTCATGGGGAATTGGCGGAGGTGGCGCGGGATTCCATTAGGAAGAGCGAAGAGATAGCGATTTTAAGCAAGGCACTGGAAGCGCTCCAACGCCGCACTGCTCGTTACGATCACGCCAAAGATCTAGGCCAAGCGGTTGATGGCGATGCTGCAATCATGTCGCGGCTGACGTTTGAACGCGACGCCGCCAAAGCCGCACTTGCCGAGACGGCTGCGCAACGGGATGCGGCGGTGAAGAGGGTTGCGGAGTTGGAGGCGGGGCATGGGAATGTTTTTCCGCGAAGGAATTTGGAGTGGGCACCATCCAGCAACTGATTGCAGAGAAGTCTACTATGCAATGTGACTGCGAATAGGAATAGAATGCACCCCACTGACGACTTCGACCTAATCGCCGGACTGCGCGCGATATGGCTTTTCAGGCACTTTGATAGGCCTCGGGAGATTGTGCGGTTGTTGCTAAAACGCTTACGTAAACCATGATTCCACGAAAGGAAACCCCGTGGCCACTACTGTCTCAGAAAAACTCTCCCTGTTCATCGACGCCTTGCTCTTGCAGGGCGGACCGAAGCATTTTTCCATTGACGGCGAGGAAGAAGTTGACGTAAGGCAGCTCTTCGACAAGGCCATCGGAATCATCAAGTTTAAGGAGGAGCAGCAGGTGCAGCTGCTTCAGAAAGTTTCCGCTCCTTCATCGCCTGCTTCACCTGCAAAAGCTGCTTCATCAAAGCCTGAATCTCAGGGTCTTTCGACTGCTGATAAAAAGACTGGTACGACTGCACATCAGGGCTAGCAGCTAGGTAGTCGCTCAGGAGCTGACGCAACGCAGCTTGTTCATCTACGGTCTTCACCTTGGCCCCGGTTAGGGTGTTCAAGAGTGAAGCGCCGGTGGATTCATCGGGCGAGAAGAGGCTAGAAAGCGTGCTGATGGGGGAGGCGATGGGCTGAATGACCCCGGTCCCTGCCAGCATGTTGTACAGGGCCGCAGCATCAGACCGTTCATCAGCCCCCAACGCCTGGGCAATGCCCGGAGCCTTGTCGTAGGATCCCCACTTGGTTCCGAAGTAGGGATCCTCTCCGGTAAATACCGAGTATACGGTCTTTAGTGCAGGGTTGGCGGAACCAACAACGTTTTGCCGTAGCTGACGGCCAAGCTGCCCTATATCCACGCTGGGGTTAGGCAGGGACGAGAGCACTTCAATGGGCAGGCCAAGGCTGGTCAGGTACGTGGGATTACCATTAGGTGCATCCCCTAGCGGAATAGCCACCTGCTTCTGAAGCCATGGCGGTAGGGGATTCTCGCCAGCATCGTCCTGCGTGAAGAGCGGACGCGTTGCCGGGATCAGGAACGGGTTGTCTTTCATGGCCTTGACAACTTGCGGAACTGCCTTAGCCGTGAACTGGAAGAATGGGATAATGTCACGCGCCCGACGATTGGCTACGCTGTTGTAGGCGTAATCGTAGAAGGTATCGCTGACCACCTGAGCTGCCTGCTTGGGGTCCATGCCGCTCTTCAATAGCCCATCGAATACCGAGAAGCGCATACGCATTTCGGCACCCTGTGCGATCTTGGCAGGCCAATCGCGTAGATCGGCATAGATCTTTCTCCAGCCACTCTTGGCAATCTCCTTAGAGAGGAGTTCGGAATCAGCAAACGTATTGGCAATAACGCCATGCCGCAGGGCTTCCTGCATAGATCCAGGCGGCAGCGCATTGATGGCGTTATCCAGGCTGCCATTGGCTCCTTTGATGGCCGTATTCAATTGTTTAAAGATGTCCTCACTGGCGATGCGTCTGCCCAGGATGTGGTTGATGCCGTCATTAACGGAGCCCCAAAGCATATCCGCCGATTCCCGTGCATACTTCGGCCACTGTGCGCGGGCGGCTGGATTGGACAGCACCTGGAACATGCCGCCAACGATGTTTCTGGTATTGAAATTGATGCGCGGGATAAATGCGCCAGCCGTAGCAAACGGCTTGAACTTGTTGTTGACCATGGCCAAAGCCTGTTCAAAGCCTCCGCGACCTGGCAGGCCAGACCATGCACGGGCCAGCGCATCGGCTGATGCACGGTCTGTCAGGGCAATTTCATCAATGATCTTGGGGATGGCGTCCTTCAAGGCTGGACCATTTTCCATACCAAAGAGCGATGCCCCCTTAGCGTCTAGTGCGGCACGTTCAGCGGGAGTCAGTCCGACCAATTCCAGACGTTCCTTGGCATCCATCTGGGTCCACTTCTCAATGGACTTGCCAGCATTGGCCAGCTTCTCTTCCGCAGAGGCGATGAAGGGGCCAGAAAGCACCTTGGCAAACTCGGCCTTACCAAGAAGTCCGGCCTGCTGCTGTGCGTACTTGCCCTCAACCTTGGCAATGTCGTACTCTGGAGTCTTGCCACTGGCCTTGATGGCTGCCATGTAGGCTTCCTCAGTGGGGTACTGACGCGCCATGGCAGTGCTTAGGCTACCGCTACCACTTTGGGCGAAGATCTTTCCGAGATCATCTTCTTCCTTGAGCATGCGCGGCATGTAGTCGGCAAAGGACTTGGCCGCCGATTCGCCAGGGCCAACGCTCATAACACCGCGCCGGATGCGCTCCTGCCACTGCTGATGCTTCAGGTCAACGTACTTGGGGATGGCTTCCTTGAGGCGTGCAGCCTGTTCCGGAGGAAGGCCCGATGCGTCCACCCTGGCCAGAATGCCATTGATAACCTGATCCCGTTCCCCGCGATTAGTGAACAGGGCTTTCTCCAGATCGTCAGGTGCCACACGTACCATTTCCGGTACGGTCTTGGACATGCCGCTGGTGAATGCTGCCGCTTCGCCTGGGTTCTTGACTAAATCCACGCCTTCACGGGCGGCACGGGGGATGCCAGTGGCACCAAGCATTCCAGCTACGGCGTCGGGGGTAGATCCCGGGGTAGATACGGTTTCAGCGTTGCGCTTGAAGAGGGTGGCAAAGTCTTCAGGGACGTTGACGGCACCTTTGACAACCGGGCCAATGGGAGTCGATCCCTTGATGCGAGGGATCGGCAGGTCAGTCAGGAATGGATCATTGGCGATGTCCACGCCGCTGGAGAACTTGCCCTCAATGGGCCGCACGGCGTACTGTGTGGGGTCGGCGGCAGCGCCCTTCTGTGGTGCGCGTCCCAGCATCTGATCCAGGTCGGACAGCTCCTCAACGCGGGTTGGCTTGGTTACGCCCTTGTACACGTCCTCAGCAAGCGGCACCGACCCCGGCGATTGATAGGGCTCCAGGCGCTCCAGTACCTTTTGCGTCTGGACAGCACGGGCTGTATTGGGCACCGATGGCACCAATACCCGCTCGCCATCCTGCGACACGTTCCGCATGATCTTACCGAAAGCCTCCAGGTCTTCTGGCGCTAGGCCAGACAGGGCTTCACGGGCACCGGCTGCGGCCACTTCGCCAGCGGTTGACGAAGTGTTGTTGAGTGCATCAATGGCGTCACGGGCAACTGGGCTCAACTTCTCAGCGCCAGCGAGACGCTTGACAAAAGCAGAGGTGGAATCAATTCCGCTGTCCATCTTAGCTAGTGCTTCAGCGCCTTTCGGGATCTTACTGATACCCGTACGCGCACTAGATGCGGCAGCTTTGAGCGGGGTCGTGAATAGGCCGGTGCCGACGTAGGTCAGCGGATCAGTGGCGATACCACCAAGGATGTCAACGCCCGTTTTGAGTAGGCCGGGGTCCATCTTGGGAGCGCCCCACTTCGCCAGCATGTCGCTGAACTCTGGGCTATCTTCTTGCTGGCTGAGTTCGGGGATCAGGTCGCCGGGGAGGAATGCATCTACCGTATCGCCAACCAAGTCAGCCCCCTGACGTAACGCGCCACCGAGATTACCAGTGGCGATATTACGTACAGAGTAGGCCGGACGACCAAGATACCTTAAAACTTCTTCAAAGGCGCTTGGCTGATCGAGGTCTAGTGCATTGGGCATGGCTATGTTTTATGGAAGCGTGTCGAAGAATGAAGGGCTTCTTGCGACTGATCCGGGAAGACCAATGCCCATAACGGTTGCCTGCCGTGAAGCCTGTTTGAGCTTGGTGCGGAGAGCTGCTTTAGCCTGCTCCAGTTGCGCCTCATCCAGTCCGGTTTCCGCCAGAGCCTGGACGACATCCTGCCATGCGCTTTGGATGCTTGCCTTGTCAGCGTCAGAGAACGAGAAGTTTTGTTTCGCCACAAAGTTGACGAGTTCATCTACGACAGACGCAACCTGTGCAACAGCCGCAGCCGGTGACGCCTTGGCCGCATCAATGCGACTCGCCCGTGCATCCTGTGGGCTCGGCTGGCCGAAGGTATCTGGCAATTGAACGCCTGCCAGTTGTGCCAGCCCCTGCATGCCAATGGCACGTGTTTGCGGATCCGGGCTCTGAGAGGCAGCACGGTAGAAAGCCTCCCGTCTGGCAAACGAGTCTCTCTGAGACTGCAAGGCCAGCGCAGCCGCTGCGTCCTCTTTCTTAGCGTTACGGTCACGCTCCCATTTCGCCTGCTCAATGGCAGTCTGGTCCGGCTTCAAGCCGATGGTGTCCCGCACGGTTTCTTGAACGAGCTTCTGATCCAGAGGCTCAGGATCCTGTGGGAGATAGATTTCGTTGTTGAAGTAAGCGCGTTTAGCAGCCCCAGTAACGCCCCCCATTCTTTCCTTAAACTGCGCAATGCGCTCAGGGGAAGCCATGGTACCGTCAGGGTTTTTAAGGCTGCTTGAAATTTGATCCTCTAATTCGCTAAGATTTACAATGGATCGGCGTTCATCCGCCAGCTTCTGCTCCCTGGTCTTGGGCTTGCCAGGAACCAAGCCAGCTTCTTGCAGAATACGCTCACGCACCCGGTCAGCGGCAGACTTCTCCTCGCCAGCAACGACCGGGGCAGGCATCGGCTCAGGCTCTTGTTCAGCGCCCATGCCACCGCCCATACCACCGCCCATGCCACCAACAGGCTGCGAGGCCAGTCGCTCATAGGATGCTCGGGCCGCTTCCTGATTCCGCTGCTGACGATCCGCCAACTCTTTACGGAATAGGAAGTCGCGCATGCGCTCTGCCGCAGCTTCCTGCTCAGTCTGTCGATCGCTAACGCCGCCATTGGGGTCAAAGGTAGTCCACGGCATGATTAAAATTCCCAGGGCTTTTTAGGCTTCTTGGTGCTGTTAAGGAATTGCTGATATGCGTCGCCAGAGTTTAACGCGCCAAGCTGATAGCCGGGCTTGGTCGCCTGCGTGGCATTGATGGCAGCTTGAGCGCCAGCCGATCCGGTGGCACCATTGACGTTCGCGGTAGGGCGGGCAGTGACAGGCTTAGATAGCTGCTGATTGGTGGCATTGGTGGCCTGGAGGCGCTGGCTATTTAGCCCGCTCTGGTAGCCAATTGCCTGCCCAGTCGCGCCCTGGGTCATGTTCGCAGCCCCTAACTTGGCATTCAGGGCAGCTTTCTGAGCATCCTGCTGACGCTGCCCCATGTTCTGATTCATGGCAGCCTGTGCAGCCGGATCATTCATGGACATGCCACGGCGACCCATCTGCTCTTGTAGCTGCTGGCCACGGGCGGTTTCGGATGCCGCCGCCATGTCCGCACCCTGCGTGAACAGGGCATTCTCATAGCCAGGGCCAGACGTATTGCGGATATTGTCCAGGATCAGCTTATCAATATCAGAGGTGCCCAGGCTCCCCTGCATCTGCTGGGAGTTCTCAAGCGCAGCCTGCTGATTGGCCTGCATCTGGTTATAGGCTTGCAGGTTGTTGGCGTTTGCCCAATAGCCCTGATTGAAATTGGCCTGATCCGATCCTGCTGGAGGTACGTAGTTTTCAGTAAAAGCCGCATTCAATTCACGGTTAAATCCGCCGCCGCTATTGCGGTTGCGGGTAAAGAACGGGTCGTCTTTCCAGTTGCGTGCCATGATGGTTGTATCCTATGTCAATGGTTTAGTTGGGGAAGCGGTTTGATGCTCTGGCCATTTGTCTTCAGGACACTTACGCCATGGACTCATGGATGCTTCGCGCATGGTGGAGGAGCATCCACAAGTGCCGCATTTGTCGGATATTGGCTGGTACTTAGGGCAAGACTTACAGATGGCATGCCGCTTATCTGATTGTTCGGATGGCACCAATTTAAGGCCATCGCGCTTAATGCTGGCAACCCGGCCCTCTTTTATGTTAGCCATGTGATGGCAAAGTAGAGCGCTGGTATCAACAGGAGTAACCAAATGACGTAATGGCCGTAGGGCATCGGCATCAAACCGCACGCGCTCCATTTCTTGTCGCCAGGATTTTAGCGTATTCAGTGATCTTTCGCACGGGCTTACTGAAATATAGTATGTGTCGTATCCGCGACCTACAAAAATATGTCCTTCCGGAGCCACGAATGAGTCGATTATTCCATGAATTTCAGTATCCGCGTCAACCCACGTGGCATGTACTCCCGACTCACAATATTCAATGAGTGAGTCTATTTTATCAGAATATGCAAATGATTCTACCCTAATGGCTTTTACCGCTGCGTGTGAAGCTCTAAGGCCATCGGCATATGCCGAATAATTTTCTGTGTATTGTGTAAATAGAAAGGTCATTTGTAGTATACCTGACCAACAATAACATTTGAATTTGTTAAATCAAAATCAAATCTACAATGTTTTGGAATGTTGGCAGCATTCGAAATGGTAAGCTCAGGATACACACCTGGAGTATACGATATACAATTACCGGAAAGTGCCTTTATAGCACCACCGGCGGTTGTTGATGAAGCAGGCGTTACAAAGGACCGGCAATTGAAAGTGCTTTCACTAAATGCAGCCTGCCAAATACTGCCAGACCCGCCTCCACAATAAAATGAATTTACACAACTAGCACATGGCGTACTAAATATAGCAGATGATATATAGTTATTTATTTCAGTTAGATTTGTTATCGACCTTGAAAAAACATGGACATAAATTGAAAACGTTGTTCCGACTAACCCAGCCTCATAAAGACCGTAAACATCTACAAATATATCCAGGTCGCTTATACCTATGGACACAAACGGGCTTGAAGGCAAAACTGTAGTAAATGATGTAGGTAGCGATGATACGTAGTACATTGTCCCAGCAGCACAAATTCCATATGCAGGTGCTGCATAAGTCAAAACTCCTGCCGTCCCTGGGTAATACTTTGCAAATAAAAAATCTGAATCTGACGAAGGTGATGCGGTTAGTGTAAATCCGCAACTAACAAATCCGTAGGCATAAGGTAATGAGGCACCTACATTTACCTTTAGGCGGCATGCCGAACTATCAGATGCTGTGCAACATGGAGCGCATCTGCTCTGAACTGTAATGCTAGTGCCGCTTGGATTTTTCACACACGCATTTTGAATGCTCCCTGCAAAAGTTGGCATTAGTAAGGCCCTCTAGCTATAACATCAAGAGATTTTACTACGCCAGCAATGCAAACCTGAATTGTAACGATGCCAAATCCATCTGGGACACCGCCGCCGTCAACTCCTACGTTTGTGTTCTGGTTATTGGTGCTGGCAATAGTGGACTGATTAGACGCGCTATCACCCGTATTCACCAAAGAATCCAGAATAAGCTGATGCCGCTCCAAGTCACGGATGACAGCAGCCTGTCCTTCCTCTTTAGAAAGGTCCGCATTAGAAGAGAGGATGCCAGCCATTACGCCTGACTCCGCTCTTTAAGGTTGCTGTCAGCCGACTCGCTAAACGACGCATCCAAGAGCTGCAAGGTTCCGGCTGGTTTTTCCTGTACCAGGCTGAACTGGATAAAGCGATTGTAAGACGATGGGACTGGCACGGCCACGACCACCGGGGAAAGATCAGCGTACACGGTATTCCCACTGATGGACGTGACACCATTGGGATTGGTGCCGCCGACAGGATTGGCGATTGCAGCCGGGGTTGTGCTGGAATCAGTGTAATACTGTACGCCAACTTCCGGTGCGGTCGTTTCGTTGACCTGTTCAAGCATGAGGTAATTCGGGCGACCGCGCGTGACCTTGTCCCCGGAGAGTGTGTTCCGGTCGGACAGGAATCGGGTCCGCACGCTGCCGATATACACCGCAACGCCTGCCGCTGGAGCCGTGGCTAAGGCTGACGCTAAGGTAATCGTGCTACCGGCAGATACCGTGATGCGCCGTTCCTCACCAGTGGCCGGTAAGTAGGCGATAGCGCCAAGGCAATCGCCGGGGTTGTCAGTCAACTGGATGATCGTCGTCGTGCTGCCTGCGGTTGTGGTCATTGCGGTAGACGTGGAGCCAGTCGGAACACAGTCAGCAATCCCGGTTTGCTGCCAATTCCAGACGTAACCACCATCACCGTCCGCGATGTACGGAGTGGCATTGGTGGCGGCAGTTGAGACGAGGGCAGCGGCATTCAGCACATTGCGGAAACGTTTGATAAACCAACGTTGGCCATCAATGTCAAAAGCGATTGCGCCGCGTACGCCAGTATCTCCAAGTCGTGCGTAGTAGAACGTGACGCATCGGTCGGTCGGGTCGTAGTCGGCAAAAAACAAGCTCGACTGCGCAAAGTCGGCATCGGCACGCCAGAAGGGGTCAATTGGCTGGCTGATCCGTTGCGGAGAGATACCAGCCAAGCGCCAGATGCCAGTACGGCCAAAGCCGTAGACGGAATTGTCCACGCGCACGATGCATTGCTGATTGAATGCGCCGAGATCAGTAGGGATAGGCACCAGCATGCCGTTGGCGGGATCAAAAGTATAGACCAGACGGCGCATGGACTGGCGGCCACATAGATACAGATCGTCCTGGAAAGCGAAGAGGGCGGACGGAGAATCGAACGTGCCGTTCAAGCCACGCCGCGCCCATTCGTTGGCCTTGTACGATTCTGGGAAGTCTACTCGCGACCAGTACAGCATGTCAGGGACGGTGCCCTGAGTCGGCCCCCATGAGAAAGTGCGGCCACGGCATTCGGCTACGAGGCGGCAGACGGGCGGCACTTCGTGGCCGAAGCCGTCCGGGCCAGCATAGGAATTGGCTGCCAATTGAACTGACAGCGTGCTGTCATTAATGGAGACGACAATGGCAGCGGTGGAGTTTGGGCCAACGGTGGCGCGGAAGTATTCAGATCCTGATGCCAGAGTGACTTCCAGCAGGATTGTGTCCACCGATGCGGTTGTTGAGGCAACACACACAGCGCTCAGCGTCTGACTGGTGCCAGCCGTAACCGAGGTGGAAGGGCTGGGGTTTGAATACCGCTGCCGTACACTGTCGTAATAACGATAGCGAACGAGGTGCGTCCCAGCGGTAACGGACCCTGACCCAGTGGCCGTGACCGTGGGGGCAATGGCCGGAGCAGGGATGCCAGCCGCATAGCCCGTGGCATTCCCACGATCGACCACCTGCATGGCGTCAATGCCATTCTGGAGATAGAGCTTCCCAGCGCTAAATGCAAATGTTGGTCCGTAAGTAGAATTGGTCAGGCCAGTCAACACATTCTGCGTGGCGAACGTCGCGAGATTATAGCTGGCTACGGTGGTTGAGGTGGTGCCAACGAGCCAATTACCAGCCGGAAGCAAGGACGTGGGAGCATTGACAGTGCCAGAATAGGCCAGCCCGTTTCCTGTCAGCGTAGCGTCCGAGGCGGAAGAGGTGATGCGAGTGATAGCCACTTCTCCAGCGGCATAGAAAGTCACCCCAGCGGCAAGAGTGATTTCTAGCATCAGTCTATCTACATAGGGCGGGAATGCGTCTGAAGTCACATCCCAAATAGCGTTTGCCGCTACTGTAAAGGTATACTCTACCGACGGCGGGCCATACATCCCAGAGATGGTGGATCGGAAGCGAGCGCGGATCTTATGCGTGCCAGCGGTGACAGATCCGCCAGTAAGCGCAGCGCCAACAAAAATCAGTGTTGGAGCTGGTAGGCTTGGGTAATTGCTCGATGCGCTTTCCACATACGATAGCCGATTCCACGGACCGCCAACCGCCTTCCGATTTGCCAACACGGGGCGACGCCGCATTTCCCCGTCAACCGCATAGCTGACATTTTCAATGGAGGTGAAGCCGGAGCCAACCGCCGTCTTGTTCTCCTCCATGCCGGGCCACTGGCGCATTAGGTTATCCGCGCATTGTAACGAAGGTTGTCGAGCGACGAGCCGCTACCACCGAGGCCGATGCGTGCAGTGGTCGAAGTGCGATCCTGTTGCGCGGCGCGGCTGTATGCTTCCTCAAAAGCTGCAAGGCAAGTCTTGCGGTCGCCAGCGACACAGGTTCCACGGGCGGCAACAGCGTAATCAATGGCTCGCTCCAGGACTTCCAGGCGCAACGGATCCCAATCGGCAGTGTCCGAATCGCTGACCAGGCGAGCCGGGGCGCGGTAATAGAGTAGGTTGACCGCAGAGGTGGTAGTCGAGTAGGGCCAGATGACGATGCGATCGCGCTCGATAGACCAGAGGCTGATGCCGCTGCTACCCAGCACCCAAGTCTGCTTGTTCATCTCCAGCAAAGCGCGGGATACGGGGTCAGGGCCCCAGATCCAGTACTGCGAGCGGATGACTTCACTGATCTTGCGGCAGTCGCTGGGCAACGTGATTTGCATTTGCGCCAGCGTGTAGGACAGGCCGGTTCCGGTATTGCCCTGGAATGGCTGTGCCAGGGTCAGGGCGGTACCTGAATCACGTGTCAGGATCTTATACCAGACGCCATCAGTCAGGAGGATTTCGGCATTGGTCGCAGCCCATGAAGGCCACGTACCACTGGTCAGGGTGACGGTGGCAGACAGGTTGGTGACCGCAACGGTGCCGGTCTGATAGGCGGCATTGAGTGCCACCCCGCCAAGCGTGAGATACCACGGATCCGGCATCGGCTGGGATGCGATGAGGTAGAGGGCGTCATCCACGGCTTCACGGACTTCCGTGTCAGCCTTGGTGCCAACGTGGTCCTGGTACTGACGCCGGGCATAGCCCCAGAGCGCCGATGCGGTAACGCCAGACGCAGTGATAGTGCCGGTCAAGCTGAGGTCAGCGCCAGATCCGGTTGCAGTAGATCCGGAAACAAGGATGGTTCCTTGCGCAGCAGTATAGCTCGATTTTTGAGCAACTACCGTATAGGTACCGGCCACATCCATGGCAATGGTGCCCCATAGGCCGTTGGTGTCCGTAATCTGCTGCGTCAGGACAGTGCCAGTAGGCCGCGTGACGGTTACCGTTGCGCCTGCCAGTGGCGAGCCGCCAGACATGACACGCAAGTTGGAGGCGGATGCAGTAAACACCGCAACTGGCTGATTAAACCCGCCTTGTACTTGGTAGTAGGCCGGAGTCACATCATACGTGGCAATCCAGCGGTTCGTTGGGCTTGCCGTTACATAGACAACAAGGTCGTAGATACCTGCCGTTGCGGGGAAGCCAGTCGCTCCATTGATGTCGATCTTATATTCCCAATCCGTTACGTAAGTGACCGTGATGCCGGTATTGGCAACAGCCACGCCATTCTTATAGACCAACTTGGTAAACGACCCATCCGCAACGGAAGCCGTCGAATACTGGAAAGAATCGGTGATGGCAACACCTACGGGCTTGGCTGCGGGAGGTGGCATCGTTGGTCATTCGTCCTAGAGAAGTGGATGCGGGGACCGGAGTCGAGCCGGTGTCCTCGGCGCATGAAGCCGATCAGGTAGCCCTACCTTGCCCTCCCGCAATGAAGCCGGGGTAATCTAGTGACTACCCCGGCAGGTCATTACGCGGGGAGAGCCGCGATCACGGCCACGGTCGAAGCGCCGGCAACCGCAGCGCGGGTGTAGGCGATCGAGGTGTCCGAGGTTACCGTGGTGTCATCCAAGCCGTTACCGGCATGGACAGCAGCACGGACGTTGGCCGCAATAGCACCAACACACAGAGCCAAGCACGGTCCCTGGAAGGCGACCCAGAAATACGTGCCGGAGGCAATCGAAGTGGTGCCAGTCGGCACAACCGCGAAACCAGCCACAATCGCACGATCAGCGGCAGCGCCCGAAAGCGTGCCAACCGTGTAGTTGTTGGTAGCGGAGTAGCTGACCGGCGAACCAGGAACCACTGAAATGGTGGCCGAGGCTTTCACCAGACGCAGGTTGGTAGTGCCAAGAATAACCGTACTGGACGGCACGGTACCGAGGAGGTTATCCACCTCGGTCACGGTGCCCAGCAGGCCTTCGAGGGATGCATCGGTGGAGGTCTGCCCCACCGTAAGCGGTTGAATATCAGACATGGGATAATTCTTTCGTAGTGGGTGGTTAATTAGGCGAAGTTGTACGCAGCGCCGTGGTAGAACGGGTTGCCCCACAGGTTTGCGCACAGGACAGCAGCCGCGAGGTGGCCACCTTGCTTGATGTCGTAATCCGAACGAACGCTGAAAATCTCGGTCCCTTCGCCAGTGCCGGTTTCAATGGCCCCCTGCTGGATGATCGACTTCTGGGGGAAGTAATCGAACTCCAGGTAGTTGGTGTTCAGGAAGTACATGACGTTGGCAGGCATGCTCACGTCCCACACAATTTCCGCGTTGCCGTAAGGAATGCGGTTGTCCTTGTACAGGCGGGCATTCGGAGCCTGGCTTTCCGCGCTAAACACCACGCGGCCACCAAGGCCACTGGGCCCACCAGAGATGAAAGCCTGCGAGATGTCGGTGAACATCGTACGGGTCGCCAGGATCAGGTCCACATTGTCCATCGCTTCAGGCGAACGGGCAAGGCGGTTGATCGTGTGATCGAGCACGTTCAGACAGGTGCTGCGGAAGGTCGCAGTGCCGGTCCAGGCGGTCGAACTCCAGTTGACCAGCACGGGGCTGGTGGCTTCCGGGGTCTTATTATCGACACCGGCAATGGGGCTGGTCGGATGGGTGCTGATGCCGCAATAGCTGACGTTGGGCAGCGCCTCGCGGTCGGTGGCACCGATGTTACCAGAGGTGGTCTGCGTGTCCGAATTGTAGTTCTGGGCGGTAGCACCGTAACCAAACATGGTCGGAAGACCGAAGATCGGCACCGGCGAACCGGCAACAGCGGCCTGGCCAAACACGACGTTGGCACTAGCGTTGTTGCGGAGAAGATCGGTAACGATGTCCTTGCGGAAGTCGTCAGCCATGTTCTTCATCATGACGGCGTTCAGCTTGACGAGCGCCTGCTCGCCCGAGTTGAAAACCACGTCCTGCTCACCGATGGCACCGGTGACTTCCTTCCAGGCCCACGGGCAGGCCCAGGTGACGCGCTGCTGCCTGCGAGCGAACTGACGCTCGACCAGATCGGCACGAGTGGTGGACTGGAACTGGCCGACGCGGGCATTGCGTTCGAAGAACTTGCCAGCGGCATCAGCCTTGATGTTGCCCTTCTCGTCGAGCTTGGAGAGGAGGACGTTGTGCTTCTTGGTGTTGTCGAACTCACCCCGCATGAACTGCTGGGTCGTTACAACGTCGACGATGGACGAATAGTTGTTATTGGTGGGAGCGGCTGCGGGCATGATTGACTTTCTTAACGGCGATTAGCCGCGTTGATTTTTTGGAGTTGGACAGAAAACTCTTCGGTTCCCTGTTTGAAGCCCTTGGCGATGAGATGCGCCACGGGGTCACGGATCGGAACTGACGTTCCACGGGCGGTTGCCGGACTGCGGGGTCCGCGTGACAGTGCGTCACGTTGCGCCTCGGAATGCGCCTGAGTCTCCATCTGAGTGCCAAGTTTGGCCTTGAGCGCATCCAATTCGGCCCGCATACGGGCGAACTCCACAGCCTTTTCACGGGCTGGGATTTCCGGGTCCAGCATGCGCTCCATGTCGGGGGCATACTTATCAAGCAGCTGGTTATTCGTGGGATCAGACAGCCAGTTTTGAGCGGCCATCTGGGTTTGCTGGAACTGCACAAACTGCTGAATCTCATTGCGAATCAGGGGAGTGACCTGTTCTGCAAGGAATCCACGAGGGTCAGATTGCAGCTGATAGTTCAGTTGCTTGGCGTCTCGCTCAGCTTCTTGGATCAATGCAATGTCTTCAGGAGTGAAGTCATCGGCATAGAGTTCCTGCACCATGGCCTTCTTTTCAGGGGTATCAGCCCTGGCAAGTTTGGCCCGGAAATCCTCGGCCTTAGAACGCAGCTGCTGAAAGCGGCTGTGCTCCTGATGGCCAGAGTTCCACGGTTTGAGACGGGCGGCTTCTTCCTGCTTCTTACGTTCTGCCATGATGGCGCGTAATTCGTCAGGCTTGCCGAGTCCGTCATACTGCTTGCGGACTTGTTCCGCTTCAGCCTTCAGCTTCTGGGCATAACTCTGGAGGTCGCCATAGCGACGCTTCCAGTCATGCTCAGGTTGGGCTGCACCAGCGGCTTCCGGATCAGGGGAAGTCGGCGTGGCGGATGCGGCATTGACTACCGCCCGATCAGGGGCAGCAGCAGACGCGGCATCAGAGGCGGGGGATGCGCTACGTGTCTCAGATTGAGAAGGAGCGGGTGGAGTGGCGGTAGAAACCGCGTCCGGAGTTGGCGAGGCCGTGGACGTAAGGGAGGTAGCTTCCGCGCTCCCGGTATCAGTCATGGTATCCATAATGGGTCCTTGGTGAAAATCAAGACGTTTATGTATAAAAATTGGACATCATATGACAAAAAAATATACAAACATGCGTGTTTGTATATATTAGCCACATAATCTAAATACGATTCGTTCTATGCACCGGGCTCCGCAGACGTGACAGGCTGGCAACGGGGTGCTGTCAGCATTACTTTGAATAAAGCCGGAATGCTCCATGCCGCATCCGCTACAAACCACGGCATCGTACCGGGTCTGTTTTAGCGTGAAAACCCGATGGACGAGGTCGTCGCGAGTCACCGATTTGTATTGATCGTTAAGCCTCATCTAGCACCCCCCATCCCTTTTTGGCTGCCTTGGCCTTGGCGTCATCAACCGAGGTGACGTACTGCTTGAGTTGATGATTGAATCGACCCTTGCCTCTGTTCTCGGTATGAAAATCGTTGAGGTCGGGGTAGGTCATTGCGCAGGTGCGAATATCACGCGTACACCTGCCGCCGCATTTGATGCAATCAGATACTTGATCGCGGTTGGCGATGGTCTGGAAATACTCCTGCTCTAGGCCGCAGGTGAGGCAGACGCTCTCGAATGTGGGCATATATTATGCTACTGGTTGTCCGGTGGGTGGTTGCACGACAGGAGGAGGAGTGGTGCGCAACATTTGAGCAAGCTGCTTGACCTGTTCGACCATTTCGGCATCAGCGCCGATGAGCCGCAGATACGCAGCCTGCATCTCAAATCCGAGCGCCTGCATCTGCGGATTGACGGATTGCACCAGGGTCGGGATCAGCTGATTCGACATTTCCTTGAAAGCCGACACCTGCGTATCCGAGTTGGGCTTTTGCAAGCTATCCGGCTCAATGTCGTACTCGGTTTCCCGTGCCCATTTGGTCAGGTCTACCGCGTCTTTCAGCTTCTCCTGGACCATAGCCATGGCTTCTTCAGGAGGGAGTCCACCCTGGACAAGCTGGTCCATCCAGATTTTGCCATTGGCCATTTCCGGCTTGATGAGGAAGCCCCAGGCTTTACCAGCCTCTTCGCCCATTACATCGGTAATTTCCTGGCGACCCAGGAGATACCGAGCGCCCAGCGCTTCCTTGCGCGCCACCTCGCCCTGCCAGCGAATGATCTGGTCGCGCATGAAGTTGATGCGGGACTGGCTATTGCGGTCCTTCATCGTGGCGTCAGTAGCAGAGCGAACCTGGGTCGGGGTCTCGCCGGCATAGAGGATGCCGTACAGGCCAGTCGATTTTTCGTACCGTTCTTGGAACACAGACATCATCTGCATGGATGCGCCGATCCATTCATTCGACCAATCGAATTGCTGGATGAAGTCCTGGAGCCGTTTTTGCTCGCCATTCACCTTGACGGATATGGCCTCAATATCATTGCCCATGAGGACTTTATCACGGTCAGCATCGCCAATTCCCTGCTCATTCTGATTAACCAAGGCGAGCGTTGTACGCGAGGTAAAGCGGTACTTGCCCATCATCAGGGTCATTAGCCAATTGATGGCACGTTGATAGCCGAGCCCGTCAGCGAGTGGCGATACCGACCACGATCCTTCCGGATGCTGGTAGTAATCCAGCAACGAGCACGGGAATGCGTTGTCGAGGTAATACGGGATTTCCCAATCGCCCGACCAGAGCAATTCGCCCTGAGCTGATACCACATACTTCTGTGGGCGATCCACTACGGCTCCGGCCTCTGCCAGGTCTGATCCGCCTTCAAACGAAGTCAGCGGCAACAGGCTGTAGCACTCGTAGTATTCGACACCTTCACCCGATAGAGTGTTTTCCTCGCCTGGAATCAGGAGGTTCGCCTGCCAACGCTGCGTGCATTTGGGCAACGCTGCGATCTTTTTCTGCGCTTCCGGATACTGCGCATATTCCGCTATCGCTTCAGCGCGCAGCTTGACGCAGCGACGCCAGACGCGGGTGCAGCTGTCGGGAGACAAAGCATCGCCATCAACCCACAGGTTCCGCACGCTGTCCTGGGTCGATACGATGACGCTTTTCTTGGTCGGGTGCCGATGCGTCCAGACCACGCCACGACCCCAAGACAGGGAATCATCAATGGCCCGGCGCGAATTGCCAAAGTAATCGTACTCGCTGGGAGTGTAGTTCAGGTACGATTCAATAAGGGAAGCCTTGGCCTGAAGCTGCTGGTCAGCCCACGGCTTGAGCGACACCGTGCGATGTGGGTTATTCTGGTACAGGTACGGCCCGAAAACCTTGATAGCCTCGGCTGTAAGCGCGACCTTGGCCCGGAAAAAAGCCTGTGCTGGCAGTGTCTGGTATTCAAAGCCATAGTCAGGTGCCCATCCGTAACGGGCTATCTCTAGCCCCTGAGTGGCGAATCGCTTCTTGGCCCGCTTATCGGAGTCCAAGAGGCGCTTGAGGATTGCGCCCTGCGTATCTCTTGGATTTTTCACGGCAGATTACCCGACTACCAGGATGTCAACGGTAGTGCCAGCGACCGAATACAGGTAGAACGTGCTATCTGCGTTTACCGGCAGCGTCAGGCCCTGCGATGCGCCCTGGACGGTCAGGCCGTCAGTGGCAGCCTGTCCAGCCGTCGAATGGTAGAGCACGTTGGCCAGCGGCACGATTTGCAACACCACAGTGCCGCTCTGTCGCGAGGTGCGCACAGTCAGCGCAATCTCAGAGGTCGCGCCAATGGTTTGACGGGTGATTTTCTGCCCAAGCGCATTGCAGGTGATGTCCGGCATGATGAATCCTTACTTGTAGTTACGAAGGCCAGCTGATGGGGATACGACGCCGAGGCGGCGGTAGGGGGTGAGGCCGGGGGTGACACGCGGGTCGAGGAGGCCAAGACCGCTCTCAGGCGGGATAACAGGGCCGAACCACACGCCGAACCAAGACCCGTTCCAATGGCTGAACCAGCTCATGGCCCGTAACTCACTGCTGTGCGGTTTCCGCTCGCGTCAACTGTCCCATATATCTGGTCCTGACTATCGTCTACGCTGCGGAAAACCGGGTTGCTGGGCGCGCCACTTACCTTACCGGCGACGGAAGCGGCAAGAATGCGCAACAGGCGCTCCGCCGTGAATCCAGAGATGATTTCGTAATTCCAGACCGCAGCAGGGTCCGCCGACCCACCGCTCCCTGTGGAGGTGACTGCAATCGCCGTGATGTTTGGCACACCCGCCAGCATGTCTTGCACGACCGCTGCGATTTCGGTAGTTGCCAGGATTTGTTCGATGGTCGCAGCCCCGGCTAGCACCTCTTGCGTCGCTGCTAAGTAGTCCAGCACCAGGGCGAGCTGATCGACCACGGGAGCCCCGGTGGCGAGGTCCTGCGCTCCTACGGCGTAATCAATGGCCCCGGTGTTTTCCGTGGCCGTGATCTGGTCCACGACCGGAGCACTTGTCGTGATGCCCTGCGGCGCAAGGACGGCATCCGTGGCGGCCGTGATCTGATCCACGACCGGGGCGACCGTGACAACAGCCTGCACACCCGCGACGTAATCCAGAGCCAGTGCCAGTTGATCAATGACGGGGGTGCCTGCTGTGATGTCTTGCGCGCCTATGGCGTAGTCAATCGCCCCCGTGTTTTCCGTGGCCGTGATCTGGTCCACGACCGGAGCACTTGTCGTGATGTCCTGCGATCCTGCAACCACGTCCTGCGCAACAGCGACTTGATCGACGACGGGGGTGCCGGTGAGGACAGTCTGAACGTCCGCAGGATAGTCGGTGGGGGAACCCGACGCAGCCTTGATCGCCAGCAGATACGGTTGCAGATTGGCGCTGATCGCGATGGGATCGTTAGTGACGGGCAACGAGCCGGCAATCGTGCCCTGGCACATGGGCGCGACAACGTTTACGACCACCTCGCCTGCATTGAGGCTAGTCAGCGGATAGTAGACGCGAGGCCGGAGGACACGGGGATCGAGGCCTTTGGAGATGCGCGCAATCTCGGTCTCAGTGAGCTGCCTATTCCAGACTGCGAAGTGCGCAAGATCACCGGCGAATTGCGTGCTGGTAGTGGTGGACTGATTTCCCGCTTGGCCGATTCGGAGGCTGCCGGCATTGGTAAACGTGTCGATTCGATCGAGTGACCAGCCCGAAGCCGAGGTTGATCCGACAAAGACGCCATCCGCAAAATACCGCACGCGACGCGAGGCGAAGTGGAAGATCGCAACGAGGTGAACCCAGCGCTCAGTCGGCAGTTTGTAGGTCGTGTAGCCGACCTGATCGCTGTCAAAATAATATGCGCGACTCGACGACCCGAGATTGCCAGAGGCGTCGGTTTTCAGAGTGATGTGCGCCGTGCTCGAAGAGCCCAGGCCGCACAGTCCGTCCGTCAGTGCAGTCGCCGTGGCGGCGTACGTTCCGCGTGCCCTGGCCCAGATCGAATACGTGATCGCTGTCGGCCCGCTGCCGCTGGCTCGCCCCGTTCCAAACGTGGAATTGTCGAAAAACCCACTTGCGGTGGTGAACGTGTTCGACGTGTTTTTTGTGAACGTGCGGGCCACGCTGGGTGGCCTTTACTGCGGGGTCACAACGAGGTCATACCAAGCCGCGACTGTGACCGCCTGCCCGGTGTGACTGCCAGCATTGACGCGCCAAGTGCCGATCGGGAATGGCACGTCGAACGAGAATTGAAACACACCGCTATTCGCGCCGCCGCCAGAGAACCCAAGTCCCGTGTCGATCCAGGTCGTTCCGCCATCTGGCGTTACCTCCAGGGCGACGCGCATCGGGATCGTCGGTCCGGTTGCGCCGTTGGTGATACGACCATAGACCGTGGCCGCGAAGTTGGTGTCTAGCATCGTCACACTCGACGACTGCACCGACGAGCCGGCAGACACCGATTGGCTGGAGATTGCTACCGTTCCGGCAGTGCGATCGATTGGCATTAGAGGCTCCTGGCGTGGGCCACGTCGTAGACGGTGATTTGGGGCCAGCCGATCTGCGCTGCCCTAGTAGTGGTCGAGTCCCCGAGCGCAAGGATCGCAGTCTTGTCGGCTTGGCTCAGGAGTCCCGCCGCGACGACGACATCGAGCATTGCAGTCAGCGCTGCGTACACGTCGGGCGAGGTGTATTCGAGAGTTTCGAATCCACCCGGCGCAAGCGCCTCAAAGGCCGTCCGGCACACGGCAGCCGCGCTATCGGTCCCCTCTGCGGCAATTTTCATCAGACCGATCTTGCCGGTCGTGATTAGATACCGGCGCAGGGCCTTGACCTCGGGGTTGATCCTGATCGGGATCGGAGCCAGCAGGGCCTCAAGCGCCTGCTGGTTGGTGAGGCCACTGTAGTCGGGGTCAGCAAGCTCTGCGGCGAGTGTGCTGTAGGTGGACATGCGGCCTCCTGTAGCTGATTAGGTTGGCGCTGGGATGCCCATCTTATGCGATGAGCAAGACCATGTGTTCGTGCCGGGGCTGGCCAAGGCCACGCTGGACGACAGCTGGCGCACAGCCAGCAGGCGCGTGTTGACCGTGTCGACGTAGGCAGCGTGGGTGGCGGTGCCGGCGCTTGTGATCGTGCCGCCGCTCACCGCCGGGGCGGTCACCTCGCGCCCGCCGCCGGAGCGGTTTGCTGGCGATCCGATAGCGTAGCTGGTTTTTTCCGCGAGTTTGTAGGTGGTGTTTGCCTCGGTGTAGGTCGTCGGGCTGGCCGAGCACAGCACGATCTTGTCCACTTCGGTGTCGAGGATTGACAGGCCGGAATCGAATACCCGATCTTCAAGCGCGTGGTTGGTGGTGCCTTGCAGTGCCATGGGTCAAGCCTCCAGAATTGCAGTGAGTTCGGCAATATAGGCGGATAGCCGCTGCTGCGCTGTCTCTGCGTCTGCCTCTTCGGCCAGGGCTTGCTCTAAAGCCGATTTTGCAGCGACGGAGGCAGCGCGAGCCGCAATCACTCGCTGCTGCTGTGCTGGAATGCGCTTCTGATAGCGATTCAGCGCTATTTGTAATTCTTCCCGAGTAGGCGGCGTGGCTGGACGGTCTTGGATAGTCACCTGCATAGCTCAGTCTTTTCGTATGGTAAACCAGCCCACGGGAATGTAGGGCGAGTCATGGGTTAGCGCCCTGCAATGGCGGCGATGGCCGCGTTGATGTCGGCGAGCTTCTTCTCCGCCACGACAATGGCGGCTTCGGTGTCGGCCAGCTTCTTCTCCGCCGCTGCGTTCTTCGACTCGTAGGTCTTAACGGCGGTATCGGTGGCTTCCTTGATGTCTTCCAGCTTGTCCTTGGCCTTCTTGATCTCGTCGGCGTGCTTGGCCTTGAGGGCCGCCACCTCGGATTGGACTGCGGCAGCGTGGTCGTCCGCGCCCTTGACGATCTCCGCCGCCCGCGCAGTGGCGTCGGCAACCGCTTTGGCGGCGGCGGCGTTTGCGTCCTCTACCGCTTTGCGGGAGGTGGCAAACTCAGCCACGACGGCCTTCTGTCGGGATTCAGCGGTGGCGGCCACTTCGACGATCTGCTCCAACGACGCCAGGGCCGAGAAAGCACGCCCGATGCGCTGGAGTTCAGAGATAGCTTCGGAAGCGGTCATGGCGTTGCTTTCTTAGACGTATGACTACCAAGTTCGTTTAAAAAATCAACAAATAATTTCTTTTAATGCGCTAGTCGTCTAATTTTTTGGCAATGATGATGGTTGTGGCTTCCTGAGCCTTGCGCTTACGTAGGATGACGGCTGTACCGTCTCGACCGGCTCCTGCTGCATCACGGGCCATCTGGCGGGCGATAGCGATATGGGGATCGCCAGGGCGCGACACGCTCCGGATTAAATCGGCCAGCACGTCAGAGCCCTGGCTTTGATGGTGCGACATTCGTTTTGCCGCGTTTCAAGCGACTCAGGAATTTCGGAAGCGGCGCGTCTGGATTATGGACACGCGACAAAGCCAGATAACCGATGCCACCAACGGCAAGCACCAAGCTGGCAATAAAGGCCCATTTGGTGGCGGCAACAATGGTTGGCAGTACGAGGAAGCATGCTGCCAGGCCGACGCAGCCAAGGCTGGCAGTGGCGGCGGCTGCGTATTCTCGGAGGAAGGCAAAGACGACGAAGCACCCGATGGCGGCAAGACCGGCGATTCCGGCGAGCCATTCACTGATGCCCCAGGTGGCCACTTCGGGGCGCAACTCCCCAGGCCCAGGTTCGATGCGGGGCGCGCATCCGCACAAGAGCACAGCAAGCAGAATAACGCCAATGCTGGCAATAACCAACTCGCGAAATGGCGGCTTTTGTGCATCATTCATTTCTTCACATCCATGGAGTAAGCTTCTATGAAGCTGGATCTGCTTTCCCTGGCTGTCCTGACATCGATGCGATTGATGGTGATTTCCATATTAGCGAGACGGGCCGACATCTCTTCCATTTTTGCGGCCTGCTTTTCTTTTGAGTCACGCAAATCGCTCAGATTGTTATGTACATTTGTGCACCAGATAACTGCGCCAATAAGCGTGCTGCCTATGCCAATGATGGTCTTTATGTTGGTTTTGACCCGCGTGTCTTCAGTGAGGGCTGGAAGAGCGCCGGGGGTGAGGCTGGGCTTAGTCACGGTAGTTGTACCTGTGGAAGTTCTTTAAGGAGTGATTCAATGGTCGGCTCAGTTCGACGACCGCTCAAAACGTCATCGAGTACCTGATACGCCGCAGCCCAGACCAACGAGCGCCAAGCGCGGAAGGCGCGGCCCTCGGTCTGGAATTTCAATACGGCGGATTCGTCGGCGTAGGTGACGGCGGTCGAAATGTCATCGTAACCACGAGCCTGGGCGGCACTGTCGAGGAGACGTTGAATGGATGCGACAAACGCGGCGCGTTTAACTGGAATTGGATCGACCGCTGAAGCTGGATTGATTGTGCCGCTTTTCAATGCCTCTTGATAATCGCGGTTGGCAGGATCTTTGGGAATGCTTGCCTTATCGGATTCACGACGGATAGAATTTGTGTAATCGGTATAAATCATAATTCCGCCGAGAATGCCAGCCAAGCCGTTAGACGATTTGCCGCTTCAAGTCGCATCGAGCGAAATTGAGTAAGTCCGCCGCCAGTGCTCATTTGCACTTGTTGCAATTGTCGGCCTGCTTGTGTCCCGCTGAAACTAATGCTGGTGACAGCCGTAATCGTGCTCGAATCGCTGACGTTAAAATCAGCAAGGGCTGAGAAGCTCAAAGTAGGGCTTGCACGCATTTCGACATCTGGCGGAATCAGCACATCCACAATGGCAGTAGTTGCGGCAAGGCCGTATCCGAATGTCTGGAAAAGTCCGTCGGAACTATTAATTCTGCGGTAATACCTTTTGCATAATGCCAGCTCGACCTGCGGTGGACGAATCTCCATCGGCGTATTGACCTGACCTGAAGCGGCAACTTCTTTGACTTCTACTTCTGAAAAGTCGATCGTGCACGTGGTGTTGAGAGGCAGATTCAGCAGGAGCGCCAGGTAGTCGTCGCGGTTTGTGCCGACCGTTTTCCCGCTGATCGATGGAAGGGTGATGGTCTGAGTGAATTGCTGCCACGATGTCGTCAGTGCGCAGGTTGTTCCGCTTGTGGTCACGGCTCCAGATGGAGTGCCGCCAGTGCCGAAAACCTGTGCAAGCTGCGGCAGGACATTGCGAGCCGCGTCGGCCTTTGCCCAAAAAGTGACTTGTACACGCTTGCCCGCCAAGGTTCGCACTGATTCAATGGCTTGAATGAGAGTCCTAAACGTACCGCCTGCCCCGGCACTCGTCACCTGATAGCGCAGGAAGTACTCGGGCTCGGTTGGGATAGCCGCCAACGTGTGAGCCTGACGGCTGATAGTTGCTACGCCGGTTCCGTCGAAGTTTTGCGTCCACCGATCAGCGTGGTAGGTATTGGTGGCAAAGGCTGCAAAACTCGTCCCTCGCTGCCAAATATCAAAACGCGGATTTATCAGCTTGTTTTGGAAGCTGGCGCATGGTTGGACTTCGATAAGTGGAATGGTGCCGGTGACGTCTTGTGCAGTATAGGTGCGGGGGGCGGTGAAGTCACCGGAGAGGGTGATGGAGCCGCCTGAAGAATTTGCTGCATTGCTGGTTGAGGTAGCGATTGCCGCGAATACTCCATTGCCGCAGGCTATAGCTTGCCAGTTGTTTGTTCCAATAAGTGTGCGTGCAGTCCAGGTGACGCCGTCTGGAGACGATGCGGCAAAAGTACCAGATGTCGAAGCTATGGCTACAAAAACACCATTTCCGAATGCTATTGCCTGCCAGTCCCTTGAACTTGGCAAAGTGCTTGATGACCAATTAATTCCGTTCGCTGAATAAATAACGGTATTTGTGGCTCCGGTGGCAACAGCTACGAAGGTTCCATTGCCGTAAACAACCGATGATAAACTGAGGGAGCCAGGAAGCGTGCGAGCTGTCCAGATTAATCCATCAGATGAAGTTGCACCATTGGACGTAGTGCCGACTACAAGAAAAATGCCGTTACCATACGTAACAGCGCTCCATACGCTTGAACTTGGCAGGGTGCCTGATGTCCAGGTGACGCCGTCTGGAGATGTAGCGGATAGGGTTGATGATGCGGCTACTGCGACAAATACACCGTTGCCAAAAGTTACAGACGCCCACGTAGACGAAGCTGGGAGCGCCTGAGTGGTCCAGGTTGCTCCGCCATTTGTGCTTTTTGCCACTACCCCATTTTGGGCAATTGCTAAAAATATGCCGTTACCATAGGCAATAGAGATCCATGGCGATACACTTGGCATCGTTCTGGAGGTCCAGCTAGTCCCATTGGTCGAAGATGCGGCTGAGGTAGAATTATACGCAACGGCTACAAAGGTGCCGTTACCATGTGCGATTGCCTGCCAGTTTGCTGAACTTGGAAGTGTATTTGATGCCCAGGTGTATCCGCCGATTTGCGTGAGCGGATTGGAAAACTCTTGGAGCGTGCAATTCCAACCAAATGCGTTGGGAATTTGCGAAGTCAGCGCAATAGTACCGGACGCATCGGGAGCGGTCAGGGTTCGCGATGAGGTAAGCGTCGTCGGCGTAATAGTCGTGGTGAATGACGACGTTCCACCAGCGCGACCCACGAGCGCAACGCCGTCTTGGGTCGCCGCCTGGCGCGTAGTGACGCCACTGGAGTTTTGAAATGTATTGGCCCCGGTGTATGTGCTGCCGACTTCTAGAAGCGGAACGGTTCCGGTCGCATCCTGAAATGTCACCGTGCGAAGCGCAGTGAGAGTGCCGGTAAAGGTAAGAACATTGCCGGATACCGTGCTGCCCAGAAAGGTATCGCCAAGAGTCAGTAAGCCCGTGGCAATCGGAATCCGTCCGGAAGTCAGCGACCCGCTAGATGGCGTAATTGTGTTGCCAGTACCAACGGCGTCTAGTGACATGTCGTATTTCTATACATCATCGTATAAAAACACAACAAACGATTGAAAATTACCACCCTAGCGGCACTGTAGGTAGACTCCTCATGCCGTTCTGCTCAAACATTGAGCGATTTGCTGACTCGCGTAGCCGTATGACATGGAGGCGCTGCTCTGGGTCCATGTCGTCGGTGAGGCGGAAAGGATCTGGTTTTTCGGGATGGCGGGGCTTGCCGGGGCCTTGGGAAAGTCGGACGGAGCGCTGGGTATTCGGCTCCCGGTCAGCCCAGGCGGGTTGCCGGCTAATGAGGTAGCGCACCGGGTCAACGAGATCGTCGTCTTGGCGGTAGATGTTGTGACCGCGTAGGGATGCACCCTTTTGTTCGATCTTGCGCCGGTACTTGGCCAACTGCTCCACCAGCATGCCGGTACCATTCTTCTCGTCCGGTGTGTCAATGACCAGGAGGGGATCGCGGGTCTTATCCACCGGATCGGGGTCCAGGTAACGCTGCATTAGGGGCAGGGTGTCCTCATAGCGATTGCGGCCCATCATAACGCCGCGCATGGACTTCACCTCCATACGGCGCAGGAGTTCTTCCATCTGATAGGCAAGTGATTCGCCGCGGCTGTGCTCGGTCTTGAGGGAGGCGGGGTCAAAGACAAGCCCTTCAAGCCAGCGCCCATTGAGCCACATGGCAATTTGATTGGCGACGTAATCCAGGGTTTTCTTGCGGTCGCGGTAGCACTGGACAACCCGGAGACGGTTCGGGTGGAACTGATCCTGGACGGCGAAGACGAGGCCGTATGGGTGATCCCACCCCGGATCCCAGGCGCACCAGATATTCTGCTTAGGGTGATACTCTTCAGCGGGAATGACGTGGCGCTCGCGGCTCCATTGGTTGCGGAAGATCAGGAGGTCATGGGTTGCCCCGGCGGTGCCATCGAGGCGGATTGCAGCCTCCTCATCCGACATGGAATTACGCATCGCATTGCGCACATCCATGGAAACGGCGGGGTTTTCGGAGGGATGGATCCAGAACACCCGGTGATCGGGAAGATTCTGATCGCAACGGCGCTTAAACTCCTCAAATTCATCGTTGACGAGGGTTGCGGTTGCTACCCAAGTGCGACTTCCGCCCCATGAACGATTTTCACGGGCCCTGGTGGTACGCGCCTTGGAGAGACGCAGGGTGATTTCAACGCCCAGGCTTTCATTCCCGACTGCTTCGTCTTGAAACACTTCATCGAACGGGAAGCCCTGGATGCGTTCCCAGGCGTGGGGATCCGCTGAGAGCATAATGAGGAGTTCGGATTCGTTTTTTAGGACCAACTTACCGGGGAATTTACCCTGAGGGCTGTAATTCCAGGAGATGTGCTGGATTTCTGACTTGGGAATGAGCGGACGGCCAGCAAGTGAGACATCCCCCACCTTGTGCTGGATGTCAGAGGCAGTCATCAGGCGCTTACCCCAGATACCGGCAGCCTGGGTGCGTGATGGAACGATGACCAGGATGGAGACGGGGCCAAACCAGGGCTTGTGGATATGGATCCCACGGAGCATGGCCGCGCATTCAGCAACAGCGACGGTCGTTTTACCGCCCTGATTGGCCGTGGTGACCAGCCGATTGAGAGTGGAGTCCTTGAGGATTTCCTGCTGAGTCGTCGTTGCCAATTCTTCCATGAAGCGACGGCAGGGATCGAGCGAGCGCATCTCCTGGAGACGCTTGGCCGCTTCCGCCTTGGTGGGCCTACCCATTGGCGATCTTCTCTAGCTCGGCTTCGGATGGCTCCGCGTCGCCGTCCTTCTTATCGCGGGCCAAGATCGCCTTTAATACTTGGTCAAACATCTTCTGGTCACCAGCATCGAGCGAGGAGGAGAGATTCGCCATGGCGGTGAGGAGCTGGACCCGGAGCTTCTGATCAGGGACTTCCTCAAACTCCTTGGCCATCTGAAGGAGGACCTGGACAACCGGGGGATCTTCGGCGGTGACTACGCTGCGATCAGCACCGAAGAGCTTGAGAGTGGTGAGGCGCTTAGCGAGAGCATGGGTAGACCGCATGCGCCGGAGGAGGTTGGCCTCACTGATGCCACGGTCGGTGATGGAAGTTGCAGATACGCTCATGCCTACTGGCTCCTTGTGTTTCTACCCACCCCACCCCTCTTGCGAGATCATAAAATCCCGCTACCAGCCTCCCCTTAGCGACACAACGGCTTTGGTCAGTGTACTTGGTATCCGGCGTCTGAGCGCCACCGGCTTCCCCTGGTTGTTCAGGGCTACACTTCCCGCGTCCGTCATGTCAATGCATCCCTCACCTGCCGGGACGGGTCCATTCCTGGATTGCCGCTCCACCCTTTAGGGTCATCGGGACACTTCGCACACGGCAGACTGTGCTCCCCTTACGTGCTAATCACCAATCTCGCTCAGAGAAACAGTGACCGCTTAGAGAGCTTTTACCGTACTGGGTGGTAGTCAGGATACGGCAACTGCTGCGGATGTGCTATTGGGCATGTTGTGCGAAAATTCAACACGTCAACCGTCTATTGGGCGCGCGTGCGCGTAAAGTAAGCGATCACTCACTTATTGTCAATGTGGAAAACTTCTGGTATGTGGATAACTCGGTAAGTACATGGAATGAAAGTGGTTGGAAATGGTAGGAAATTTTTAGAGGGGGGGCTAGATTATATATAACCGCAAATGGGGTGGACCCCCGGGTTGGGATCGGGCCAGGCGGGAACGGCGAGGCTAAAATTACCTACTAAGGCCTATGAAGTCCGATAATGTGCAATACGTAACTTCTTAAAAACTCATTATATATATGCAATTCAACGACTTACAGCTTTACATATTATTATGCAGGGGGGGTTGGCTGTATTATGATGCCTATTGATAATGCAATTGCATCGATGAATGGCATCGTTCCACCCGCCCGTGGGTGTTTTTATTATTCCACCCGCCGATGGGTGGAGCTGTGAACCCAATCCCCTCCCCATTCCCCATCCCCCATCCTTAATCCCCCCATCCCCAAAATACCTCTTGCGCTATTACAATCGGGGGCTATAATACATTCATCGCAATGCCGCGACAGGTCCAAGCGACCAAGGAGCACGCCGTGTTTTATACCACTCACTACCGACTGATCATAGAATCTGATTGCCTTGGACCGCAAGCAGAGGCACGCGACCTGGCAGAGACTGCCCTGGATGCTGCCATCCGCGCCCTCCCCGACGGCGGCCTAGCTGCCTGCCGCGCCCGCGCCATCTGTGCCTACGCTCGTGGCGAGCTGGAGGAGGTCTACGTAGATCACGTCGAGACCCGCGCCCCTACCGTAGAGGAGTGCGCCGCATATCGCGATTGGCTCGCCTGCGAGCGAGCAGCGGACGATGCTGCCTACGCCGGCTGGGCCCAGCGCCCTCGGCGCGGTGGTCTGGTCTACGGCGTAGAGGGGGTGTGATCGTGATCACCCACTACGCACTCCCCACCGACGCCACGGCATCAGCTCGTCAGCGGGCTGAGATCGTCGCACGATGCGCGCTCCGACCCCGGACAGCCCAGAAGGCTGCACAGATCGCCCTCGCGAGCCATCAGCACACCTACGTCATCCCTCGCGACGCCACCGGCGGATCGATTGCAGTACGGTGCTGTGAATGCGGAGCGGTCTCGGAGCTGACGATCCACGAGACCACCTGGACCGGCGTGCCCTACTCGCGTGCCGACGCCGCCGCGCTGGTGCACATCCTCTCCGACATCCATCTGAACCGCACGGTGGCACCGTGTACTTTAACCGCTAAGGAACCGCACCATGAAGCCTATAATTTCGATTAGCGCAAAAATCGCCTCGCTGCCTCGCGCTGAGGATGCAATCGCCTACGCCACTGGTGCACTAGACCGGATAGAGGCGCTCTACCGGCGCGCGCGCCCCCTGGCACCTGGCCGTCTGAGGCGGCCCTGGACCTGCGGAGAGCAGACCTACAGAGCAATATCGAGCCTGGGCCGGCAGGTGGGAGAGATCAAGAGCGCGGCTATCAGCCGGGGGGAGGAGCTGTGAGCACATCTACCATGGACAGCTACATAGCTAACCTCATCAACACGGCAGTCAGGGCAATAAAATACCTTTTGATTCATTTCGGGACGCTTCATAATCCCAGCATCAGCAACCGCTGACATTCCCACGAGTGATTGACTCGCAAGCCCTGAAAGGGCAAAACATGCTGCAAACTATCGTCAACCCCATTAATGCAGTCACCGGCAAGCCATACTCTGGCGGCAATGTCGCTAAGCTCATAGACGCGATGGATAGCGACTTGCGCTTTGTCACTGGCGCATTTGCCACCTTCCGCCAATGGCTGGCGATCGGTCGTTGCGTGCGCAAGGGGGAAGCGTGTGCCGCTCGTCTCTTGGCCTTTAGTGACGGCCAGACACAGGAGACAGATTCCGGCAAAGTGAAGGGCAAGGGCAAGGCCAGGTTCAAGAAAGGCTTTTGCGTGTTCGCCATCGAACAAACTGACGCGATTGAAGGCTGGACACCCGATCAGTCTCCCACCATCACAAGGGAGGAAGATACGGGCGAGGCTCCAGCCGTTGCAGTGGCGCAGATAGCCAAGCCAAGCCCTACCATCGACCTTGCCAAGATCAGCGCGAAAGCCGATAAGCTCATCATTAAAGCCGAGGCATGCTTTGCTGATCGTCTCCAGAATACCGCCAAGCGTCTCGCGCAAGCCATGCACAAGCGGATGGAAGGCCAGCGCATGGAACGACAGGCGCACATCCTCAAGGCTTTCGTGCTCGCCAGTAAAGATGGCCAGAACCCATTGCCAGGTGCTACCATTAGCGACCTGTTCCAATGGTCTGAGGAAGCCGCTATCTATAAGGCCACCCCGGTTTCAAATGGCTATTATGGCTATCACGTCGAAACTACGGACGCGCAATACACGGAAGCGCATCACGTCGCTTTGCGCGGGCTGCTTGACCCTCGCGCCGTTGCTGCATCGGCTGAAAAGATAGCCAAGGAACGGGCAGAGGCTGACTTGCGCACTTGTGACTTTCCCGGTTTCTTCCCGACTCCTGCTAGCGTTGTGCAAATCATGCTGGAACAGGCGGGCGACCTACGGGGTAAGGCAGTCTTGGAACCGTCGGCAGGAAAGGGGGACTTAGTTAGAGCCGCACTTGAGGCCGGGGCAAAGTCTGTCAAAGCATTTGAGATTGTTCCGAAACTGGCCGACTATCTGGCAACCTTCGTGCGTCCCACTGGTGCGCAATGCGTCGTCTCTCAGCAAGCCGACTTTCTGAATGAATTGCCGGTCGGACCACATGCACGGGTTGACGTTGTTTTGATGAATCCGCCTTTTGAGCGAGATGCAGCACCCGCCCACGTATTGCACGCGCTTTCATGGCTCAAGCCGGGGGGAAAGCTCGTCTCGGTTATGCCTCTGAATTGGTCAGAAAAGAAAGCCGCAGACTACCTCTTGCGCACGATTGAAAACATGGGGTTGTCAATGCTGGAGGTAGAAGTGGATGGGCCAGCATTCAATGGTGCTGACAGCTTCAGACAGACGGCTGTCCGTACCTGCATCCTCGTAATCGGATAACCCATGCGCCTCCACCTCTTCCTATCCTCAGCCCACATCCTCTCCCGTATCCATCGGAACCGCAAAGTAATCTAATCATGCAAGCCAAGATATATATATCGGGCATTACGCTTCGCCAAGCCCGCATCCTCCGTTATATGGTCCATATCTGCGGAGGGTGCCGTTGCAATGCCATCCGCTCCTATGGGACGCACTGTGCATCCATCGATATCGACATGGATGGACCAAGGGCAAAGCAACTCGCCAAGTTGGTCCTAGATTGCCCTCCCCGTTGGCAATGGGCTGCTAGGCAATGCATGGTTAGCTACCATCCATAAAACAACCAGCACGCCGTTTACTTTAACCGCTAAGGAACCGCACCATGAAAGCTAAACTCAATATCGCGATTACCTCTTACGGAACCCCCTGGGATATGGCTGGCGCTATTGCCTGCAGAAACGCGCTAAAAGAAGCCGCGGCAAAAGAAATAGATACGAATCTAGCTAAAAAATTGCAGGTTCGCGCCGAATGGTGGGACGCTGTCATAATGGAGCTACGCCACCAGCCGCCCCATCCTGGCGCGAGCTGATGCGACCCGTCCCCCGCGTCAGTGGGGACCCAAAGCGCCACCAGTCGCAACCACTGGCACCAAGGAACACACCATGAAGCCCAAGTATGACGAACTCGTTGACGCCATCTACAAGCTGATTCCATATATGGAAGAAGTGGAATCAGACGAGACGTACAAGCCCGGAGTCGTCAAAGCGATGAACGACAAAATCAAGGCCATGCTGGAAAAGGCTACGGCTTGATGATGATCAAAAAGAAACGCGCCATAACGTACTCCAAACGCGAGGGAAACCCTAGAGTAGATTATTGGATATTAGATGCAGATGATCGGATAACGGCATGTTCTCCGACTAAGTGGCATCACTACGCATTACCAGACCAGACCACGCCAGAAACGCTGGCAGAATGTGCCGACATACGCTACCGTGCGACTCAAAAGCAATTGAATAAAATCATAGATGATAACGCTTGGCTCCGCAATAATCCACCCCCGGCAGGAGTAGACCGCATGGTCCACTTGTGCCAACACTTAGGGATAACCGTATGAGCACCAAACCCCATCCATGCGCCACCCTATCGTCCTTACTCCAGTCGCTACGGCCATCCTCTGAACCGCACGCCACGGCAATGATAGCCTCAAAAATCCACTCCCTAACCAAGGGCAACAACCGAGACACGACCGGCTTTAAGAACGCCATATGCCGTTGGTCCATCCGACTCCAGGATGACTACGGTGTGGAACTCGACCAAGACCAGCAAGGCCGGCTTCTCCTGACTCTTCCTGGGGGCTTGGCGTTGGATCTGGAATAGCGATCCTCTGAACCGCACCGCCGATTCACGACTTCCCCCAGGTTTATAGCCTGGGGGAAGTCGTTTTACAAGGTCCCAATTAAATATTTATGTGTATTAATTATTCGATCACGCTCAAACTGGTTTTTCTCATTTAATAACTGTCTGTCACGTAAATAATCAAATAACATAGTCATATACATTTTATATTTTTCCTTGCGTATCGGGCAATTATAACGCTTCTCCCTGTGTTTGAACCTCATGGATGGTTTCATATTCCCTCTCCCTCAATGTACTCACGCACGATATGTAAACGTAACTTGAAATTGAATGATTCTCACGATCTCCACCCCATCGCAACCGCCACCGCATCCCGATCCACAACCCGACTCCTCCGCTCTTCCAGGCTCGGAAAGGTCGTAGTCGCACGCTTGATGATCAGAGCACGCCGATTGCAGACGATGCCGCGATTAATCTTCAATCTAGCAGCAATGGCAATGTCCTTGATCCCAGTCGCCCAAAGATCGCAGATTTTTCGGTCCAAGTCGTCTTTGCACCCCTGTAGGTAGTGCTCGTGGTATTCTTGGCGTTTAGTCGGCATGATCTTCTCCTGGTTCATTTGGCATCACCTTCCGCTGATTCCTTTTCTCCACCACAACCGAATAATAAGCTGGGCGGTGCACCGCATGCCAAGCCGCATCCAGCCTCCGAATTGGCTTTACCGGCATCGCATCCAGGACCTGTTGGGCGCGGGCTACGTCGGCTTTCAGCATAGCAATCTGGTCTTCATTTTTCCAATGGCTAGCTCCTTCTTCAGTTCCTCGGTTAATTGCTCCGACAACTCCCACTTCTTCCAGAGAGAATCATCTCCCCATTGGGCTTCCGCGCACCATAAAGCATTGGCCAAGTCGTTGCGTTGCAATCGCATTTTGTTTAATTCTTCCTTTAGTTTTCTGATCTCATCTAAACGGGATGCCGATCCCATCATGTAGGCTGTCGTTAAATCGTCATCAGCCATGGTATGGCTGGCATTCACGTCTCTTTCAAGCTCCTCCTTGACCTCTGCCAGTGTATCAATCGCCACGCCGATCTTGTGGGGGTTATGCATCTCCTTCTCCTCCCCACGTCGCCATCGATTGTGCTCAGTCAGCAATGCGATGGCTTCCAGGATGCGTTCGCGTCTTGTTGGGTCAGGCATGTGGCACCTCTTCTGCCGACTTCTTAGCGAGCCAAACCGCAGCCTGCTTGATGCGGCTATCAAGATGCACCATGCGGGCTAAATAGTTTTCACTCGTGGTTTCCATATTTATTTCCAATACAAGTTCACGGATGAACTTTTCCAGGTTTTCGTTTTTATTAATCATTTCCCCTGCCCCCCGCGTCGCCGCGCTTACTAAGTAAGATATTAGGCATGATTGGTTCCCGCCTTCCGCACGTCTTCAAGGGCTATGCTCATGCGGAACATCCTAGCGGAATTGCCCAGCTCAAGATATGCCTCCACCGCCCGTTGCAGCCTCACATACGCATCAGAAAGCTCCGCGGAAATGGTCACGGTCTTAGGACGCATGTCCAAAGTGTTAGGATCCGGCTGCGTGGTGGGGTTAGTCATGGTTGGCCTCCCTAAAGTCTCCGGCGGAATAAAGGTATTTCTCTAGATCTACGATATTATCAACCTGCCACGCCCTCTGTGCTTTACCAAGAGCCTCCCGCCGCTTCTCCAGCTCGTCGAGGACAGAGTTAAGATCACGGCGATTTACCATTACCCTACCAAAGTCCCAATCAACTTGTCCGCGCAGGCGCTTAATCGTCTCGTTTAGGTCGGTCATGGCTAGTCTTTCAACGACTCACAGTGATAAGTGCATTGGGATTGGCCTTGCATGCATCTAGGTACTTCTCAACAAACGGAACGAAGTGCTCGTACATACCCCACCCATTCGGGCTATTGAATTTCTCGTAATGCGCAGGATCAGCCTTGAGCTTGGCAAGTCCTTCCGTCAGAGGATTGATTAACTGATGCGCCTTGGTGTAGCCCTTCTCTTCCGGTCGCCACAACGCTTCGTAGATACCAGCCGCATCAGCCATCTTGTTTAGGTTGTGGGTGATGTTTGCCCAATAGACCTCATCTCCTCCCTGTTTACCAATGGCTCGGCAGCAGTGGGGGCAGCATTCATCCTCGATTGGATTGGTCAGGTTTACGTCTAGGCTCATTTTCTTTCCTTGGTCTGGGGTTGGGGTTGGAATGGGTTAAAAAACGTTTTCAGTTTCGCTGGGTGGCGCGTCCATTCGCTTCTTTCTTTCTTGAACCTCCTCCGAAACATCCGCATCACTCGCCGCATCCTGGAAATGCTGCCATTTGCCATAAAACCACATTGGTAGCGTAATCGGGAAAGGTCCGCGCCGGTTTTTTGCGATAATGCAATCAACCCTTCTTTCCAAGCCTTCACGATCTATGGGGTGAAGCATAACAACGCCATCGGCATCGGCTTCGATTGATCCGCCGCCGTATAGATCCTCAACACGAGGAACGGGGTCGGCTTCAATTTTGCCATCTGCTGAACGTGGCGGCTTGCGACCTTCACGGGTAAGTTGGCTCAGTAAAATGATTGCCACGCCTTCAGCTAGAGCGATTTGTTTGAGGGTGGAAGTGATTTCCGTTGTGCGATCGGTGAGAAATTGCTTAGGGTTTGATCCTTTGATGAGTCCAAGGTAATCTATCACCACAAGTTCAAGCGCCCCGTGTCTTGCCCGTTGCGAACGGATCCAAGCCCCGACATGCGCTACCGTCTGAGGTCCAGCGGTCGAATCACGGAGCCACATGGAGCCACTTTTTTGCCATTCCCTAGCCAACTGATGCAACGCCTGCCGATCAGCCTCTAGGAGCGTTTCCCATGCGTTCGCTACCTTGTCCCGTGGCACCTTGGCGTCCCGGCAGGCAAGGACGGTAGCCAGTTCTTCGGATGACATCTCCAGGGACAAATAAGCCACTGAGCGCCGACCGAGATTCTTGGCAGTGCTGTGTGCCGCCTGAATCGCCAACGAGGTCTTGCCTCCACCTGGCCTAGCCCCGACTACAAAAAACCTCCCCTTAGACAATGGTAGATGCCTGTCGAGCGAAGACAGGCCCCATGTAGCTGGCCGATCCTTGCCAATTGCGCGCAAAGCCGCCTCCTTGGCAGAATTATCGAGAGCGGTAGCCAGGGAGTCACCTAAAGACCGTTCGCCCGCCGTTGTTCCCGTATCGCGCAGTAGATCGGCAAGGGATGCGATGAGAGGGGTGGCGTCCTCGGTCACGGAGACCTTGGCCAGGGCGGAAGTCGTCTTGGCCAGCTTGTCGATCAGGGTAACACGGTCGGCCAGATGACGCAGCATCCGAATAGCCCGCTTGGGAGGTCCGTAGGTCAGTCCTGAGCCAGCCAGACGAGCACCAGCCGCGTCAATGACCAGGGAGGCGGCCTGAATCGCAGCCATGGCCGTATCTGCATGACTCTTGCCTGCCGACATGGCGAGAGGCTTGCCAGCAAGATGGTCCAATGCGTCATGCCAGGTAATCCGGCTCAGGTATTCCAGTGCCGCCCCCTGATCGTGGGGAATCTCGCCACGTTCCATGGCGTCCAGGGCAAGCGATAAGATCTTGTTCCGTTGGCCAGCAAAGAACCGATGGGACGGGGCTGGGCAGGACTCTGCCAGGAGGTGGAGCGATTCTACGCTTTCGAGCGCATCGCCCAGGACAAGCAAGCTAATCGCTTCGTGAGTGTCAGTCAGGACGGTCATACCATGTCCAGGTTGAGCGGCGGGGCTTGTGGGCGAGCCGGTGGAGGTGGAATTATTCTAGCGAGGA